GTAGATCCAGCTTCGTTACTTGAGGATGGAGCCCAAGTCGAAGGCAGTGCCCCCGGGGCGGCAGCATCGCTCCACACAACCATGTTATCGAATGTGCCAGAGCCGTTGCTAACGTTCATGGCAAAAATATGATAGCGAAATGCAATGACTGCTTTTGCTACCTGACCTGCCGGCCATGCTGGAACCGGAGTACAGATATTTGCTCCATTGCCATTCCATGTTCCAACTGCATCTTTGCCGTTCGTAAATACTGGAATGCCGTTGAGTAACGTGCTAGACCATTCATAAGTATTCGATACAGCAGTAATCGACGCGGGGGTAATGTCATTGTTAGATCCGCCTCGTACCCCATAGATTTTATTGGTCCCAAAGACCATCCACCAATTAAAGGTGTTGAGATTCATATTCAACAAGTGAAGGGGGTCGGTCGGCGCCGCTCCGTAAATCGCCCTCCGTGCGCCGATACGAGTTGGAAATCCTCTCGAAGTATTGACGTTGTGCGCCAATGATAAATATTGCTCGGCTAGTTCCTGTGAATCGATGTCGAGTATATGCCCGGAAGTTGGACGGATCGTCTTTTTCATTTCCCTTGCCTCTCAATGCGATCTAAACGGCGCAGTATTTCGGCATATTGTGTAGTTAGAATGGCAAGCTGCAACCCGGCTTTTTCAGCATCTGACGCCTTTCTTTCTACTTCTGCTAATCGGTTTGAGTACGCGCCCCAAGTAACACCCATGCCTACTGCTGTAGATATAACTGCAACTACGGTAGTTACACCCAATCGTGCTTCTCTGAGGTTGTTGGTCCCGCCGGGCATTTTATATACTCCGCTGCTCGCTACATCACTCATAACAGTCCTAACGGCAACGTTTTTCCAGCGTCAGAGAGAACCCAAATACTGCCATTGGGAACGGTGCCGGACCCCCAACTCCATTGAGTAAAACCAACTCCGGTAGAAAATCCTGTTAAACCTCCCGTAGTTGGATCTGGAATAAGAATTCTAGATTGTCCGTTACTAATGCCCAGTTCTATCGCGCCGAAAAAGTTCATCGGCAGTCCTTGCGTGCCGAATACAATGTTGCACCCGCCATTAATTAATCCACACGCCACGTTGGTTACCAGCGACCCGCGAAATGTTCGAGATGCTGTAGTCATGCTGCCATAGGGGACGCTACTTGAAAAACCTATGTTGTTATTACCAGCGTCGGTAGCTAACGTAACTCGACGCCAGTCTCGCTGGCCTGCTAAGCATGCAGCCATGGCGAGAGTGATGCCACTCATGATATGCCAACTCCCCAGCAGTAGACGTCTGTCCCATCTGAAGCGAGAAACGCAACGCCAGCCGCATTTAAAGTTCTAGTGCCGGTAACCGGTGCTCCGTTGCCGCCGTTCATCCATTTAAGATTGCCGCTTACAGTCTTCGTCAAAGTAATGGCGGCGCCTGTAGTATTCATCACACAGCAAGCAAATTTCGCTGCTAAGTTTGGGACGTTGACATTGCTACCCGCCGACAGCCGTATTGCCTGTCCTGCGTCGGTTGAGGCAACTGTGTATGAGCCGGCTTGTACGTTGAACGGCATGCCGCGCATATCTTCAACAGCGCCGGTAACCCCCACGAGTCTATTAAATTCAGCAGGCGTTGGATTAATAGCCGCGTTGGCATTTGGAAACGTAGACTGCAATACGCTCTTAATCAGCCGTAGATGATCGTCTCCTTGTGCTTTAGGGTCGGTGGCGCCAACTGGATTAGTAGGAACCAATCCAGAGATGTAAGTTGCGGATTCAAGTCCCATGATTAATAACTGCTCCGCCAGTTTGTGTTGTATGGATTAGATGCTCGGGCCCCGCCCAAAAGCTTTTTCATCTTTCGATTTATTTCATCGATGGTTGAATTAGCACTCTGAAACATTGCAGACGCTAGGTCCATGTTTTGCGCTCGTTTAAAGATCGAGACCATAATGGCTTCCTTGTAGAGGTCCGGATAATCTGCGAGCAAATTGTTGCTATCTCCAGAGTTAACCAAAGGAAGAGGCGGTCCAAAATATTGCAGCTGGAAGGTATCGCCAATGGCCGGAGTTGCCGCAAACTTCACAGTGGTAGGACGTACCGTAAATAACACAACTTGATTTAAACCTGCATAGGTGTTGACCAGCCCTTCATCTACCTGATCAAGGGGCAGTCCATCTGATCTAAGAACATGTCTAATTATTGCAATATCACGCGCCGGTAAGTTATAGACGGAATCATTAGGCGCGATTCTATCGGTATCATCTAACGTCGATTCCTGATAGTAAAACTCGAGTCGTTTTCTAATCAAAGATTCTGCTTCAAGCATGAACCGGTCTGCATATGTAGATTGAAGATCCTCTCTATGAGAGTCGCTGAAGGCAGCTGTCAAAATAGAACTACGATCCATTTGGAGCCCCGATTACGCCATTTTTAACAACGCCCCGCACAATCTTTCCAACACGGTACGGCTCTGAGAACGGGGACCTCTCGAATGCTTCCCAAGCGGCAGTCATTGCATCAGGATCTTTATAGTTATCCAGCCCAGGGTATAGGCGTTTCAAAGCTACAAAATCTTGATAAGGAATCCTCATTGTGTGCCTAGCAAAAGGCGCATGTCTATGTGGCTCGTTACCTTCTCGCACACGTTGCACAGATTCCAGAATGGCCTGCCGCTCGGGATGCATTGCTCAAACTCCTATTAGGTCACTGCCAATGTTGGATCGCGATCACGGATAGAGAAATTGGCCCGCTCTAGATACGCTTTCAACATCCAATCTACATGGAGCATCTTTCTATCCGAAAGACCAACCTTGCCAAGCGGCTCGACTTTCCATCCATAAAGAAGCCCCAACTTCCAAAAGCGCGGATCAATTCCAAACACGGTAGCCGCAGTGGTATACAGCTGTTGCAACCGGTTTGGTATCAACTGCATCATGAAACCAAAATCAGTTTTAAATGCATCGACGTACATCTGCGCCGTTTGGGATACGCCGTCGCCAGACCCCTGAATATTCTGCGTTGCCTTTGCAGACAACGGTGTGCCAATAAGGTACTGCCCTATACGTTTTGTCATGCCAGGAACCGACATAAGGACAGTTGGATTGCCTCCTAAGTTATATACATTCTCAATCTGCGTGGAGACCATGGCCCATGTCAGTGCCGCTTTTGTGCCGTTCGTAGGCGCAACTACCAGTTTGGTGCCCGTGTTGAATCCCCCAACTGCGCCCGTGGCGCCAGTGGTAACGTTGGTCTTGAGCCATGCATCCATGCCTCCGGTTTTGCCAGCCGTGGCGTTGTTGTCATCTGCAACGGACGCCTGTGGGCTAAGTGCAATTGCTTCAACATCGCGGCGCAGTTCCTGTAGCCGCCGTGCGGTTTGATAGCCCATCTCATCAGAACGACCGATCGACGTAGTTGCCTGCCCGCGCGTAGTCACCCACACCAATTTCGTGGAAATTTGTGCCTGATTACCCACGCGCTTGGCATTGGTAACGTTGGCGTTATTATTGGCACTAGCAGCGTCAGCTCCAGAGATAGACGCATTCGCCGTATTCGGCGCAATCAAGGCGTCTTCAGTCCATTCACTGTAACTGTTCTCGAAGCCGTCGGTTCCAATCATATCGAGAAACGGAGTACCAATATCCGAGCAATCAAAGATGTTATCGAGTACGTCTTCACGGATCAATCCGCCTGCGGTAACACTCTTGAGGTCGGCCGTATCCAAGTAGTCTGCAGGCGCCGCAGCCAGAGCCATCGGGCCTGAATAGTCAATAGTCTCAACCGATTCAACCGTCAAGGTTGCCCAGTCGATGACGCCTTTCGTAATAATCTTTCTAGTCGTAGTCACGGTTTTGATTCCTAGTTATCGCCAAAGATGTTTCTGATTCGTGTTGCCTGATCAGGGACGACACGGGAACGGGAGCTTTGGTTGCTGTTAGGACGGGCCGCGCTCTTTGCGGTCTTGCCGCTAGTTCGCTGTCCCGCCGGCTTCTTAACATCCTTCACCTTGGCTAACGCCGTCTTGATTCGTCTATCCATGAGATAGAAGTCTCGAATCATCTTCACGGCTCTATGGTCGACTACTGTTGCCATGAATTCGGGAGCAAATCCGTATTCTGCTAGTAGTTCAACCATCCCCTGCAAGTCCTCTGTACGGCGTTTCTCGTCCTGCCATTGTGGAATGTGCTCCAGCACGGCACGCCGTTCAGATGCCTGAGTTGCTTCATGCTTTGCCCGAATCTTTTCGAGCACGGCAGGATTCAACTTGTCTTTAGGGACCAATGCCAACAGGTCTCGCATTTCCTGTTGAGCCCTCAATAGCTCTCCTTCGCCTGTACGCCTCCGCTGATCAAACTCCAACTCGCGTTGTTCAAGATCAACAAGCTCGCCAACCCGGTCTTTCAACTCGCCAATTGACAGAGGTTCTCCCCCTTGTGCCATTGGAACCTTGATGGCATATACTTGCTCGGCCGTTAGTCCATGTCTCTTGACGAGCTTGTCAATCGAATCGACTGGGCCGTTACCGTCATCGTCTAAACCGCTCTCACGATTAGAACCTTCGCCGTCGTCGGCAAACAATTCAGCCAGACTTAGACGCTTGGGTTCCTCGTTGCCGCTAGGCTGTTGAGAACCCTGCCGCTGATCGCGGGCCGGGCGTTGTAGAGTCTGTTGCTGGTCTCCAGAGCCGCTAGACTCTGGGCTGGTTTCACTCGTCGTCTCTGGCGAGTTTGCTTGCTGTGCCACTGATTTCACTCCTAATAATATGTATTGCTTGTATCCGAATCCACAATTGCTCTCTTTCGTCTACTGTCTTAGCAACTCGCCAAGCCAGAATTGTATTCTCCTCACATCTCTGCAGGCACTGCGGCAGTATCTTGCTTGTCAGTAGTGCCTTTGCGTCCCTTATCTGCTCCGGTGTCGCCATTGTCTGTTGCTCCGCGCCCCGCCATTGCGGCAGCAGCTGTCTGTTTTGCCTTCACCATATCTAAGACGCCTTGCACGGCTAGCTTGGCTTCCTCAATCTGCGCGCCCAGAACTGTATCGTAATACTTGAACTGCAGCTCGCTATCACCTTGATACTTATCCAATGCAACCCGGAGCTGTTCCAACGCAATGGCTTGATTCATCAAATTGTCTTGTTTTGTCTGCGCCTGTTGCGCCGATACAGCCTTGTTTTTCAAAGCTTGCTGTGCTGTATCTGATCTTGGGTCGATAAAGTATTTCTCTGGAGTGTCGATATCATTGATACGCAGCCAATCCATACATGCGGTATAGAACCCCTGAATGTTGACAAGCACGTCTTCCATTCCTTGTTGTGCAAGCTGAGCCATCGTCGTGATCAGCGTCATGAGGACCGCCGCAACACGTTGACGTTCTCCAACTGAGGCGCCGAGATTGATAGTCACTGCATCACGAACGGGCCACTCTGCGGGGTTAGTCTTTACCCACATATTACCGCGCTTGAACTGAATGACCTCGGGCCATTGGGTACGCAATGTCTCGTGGGCGGTTAGATACATAGACCGGATCAATGTATGAGCCAACATACGAGTCATGAAGGCCGCAAGTTGCTCCATAACAGAATAAGCCCTATCAAGCCCCATTGAGCCAACCCTATCATTGAGTTGCATTTGACCTGTTGCCATGTCGAGAGTGGCGCCGCCCATTTCAGACCTAACGCGACGCATATGCTCGATGTTAGCAAGTATATTTGCGCTAGTGTCGGGAACTGCAAAGGCTGCAACGGCGGCTCTAACGTCAGCCACAACGCCGGGCTTGACACGAATGCTGCCATTAGTACGCCCATCATTGAGGTCTGCTTCCTCAACCAACCCATCAAAATGTGCCGTTCGATTTTTGTTTGTGGCATTGAGGTTGTCTCCCAAAGCCCGATTTAAGGCTGTGGCCTGATCTTGAACCCCCTTCAGTTTATCAAACAAACTAATGCCGATGAATGTATGAGGATTGATAATGCAAACTCCAGTGGCATAGCACACGAGGTCTGCTTCTATGTCTTCAAGAATGTAATTGCCGCTAACCGATATCCGATGTAACGAGGCGCCGCCGTCTCCATCCTCCATTTTGATATAGCACTCATACCACTCAACCATTTCCTGGCTACGGTCGAATGCATTGGACGTGTTTGGCGTCATGCTATTTGGCAGCCGGGAGTCTGCCGCCGCTTGATAAGGATTGTTATAGCGAGGTAGTCTGTTTACTTTCCAACGTGGAAATCCGCGTTCAATCAATGTAGACCTCGGATCTACATGTCGTTCAGCACAAAACGGAATATCTTCAAGGTCTTGGCGATTCCACCATTTTGGAAACAGAAAATTTTCAGGGGCCAGTGATTCAACTCGAAACTTGCGCGTAAGTTTTGTGACCGTAGCACTCAAAGTCTGTTTCTCTGGATCATAACTATGGACATCGACTGTGCCGATTTTATCCAGAACGTTGGTTATGATTTCCGGAGCTACATTGCTTTTGGCAATCGTACGGGTGTGGGTACGCTCGTCAACATACACTTTAACGATGGCATTTCTTACCATCATTGCATCCTTAATAGAACTAGCTACCTCGACAAATCCATTCTGCCGTTTGAATAACATCTCATGTACACAATCGGTTTCTAACTGCGCCTGTTCCTCGTCGCCTTGATCATAAGAACAGAATTCAGCAATTCGTTTGCCTCCCAGAGGTTCGGTCATGATCGCTAAATTGCCGTCGATCATACTGGATACATCACCTGAAACTACAGCCGAACGCCCCGGAATCTCATCCCCGCGTGGACGTTGAAAATAATAATCGTAGGCCAGCTTGCGGTTCTCTGCTAATTCGTCGCCTTCGTATCCAATACAGTTAACGAGCTGTATTTTAATCTTGGCGGCGAGGTCTGTCTGCTCTGTCGATTGTGTCGCCATGGTTAAATTACACCTCGGTCATATCTACGATAGTCCATGGGTTTCCTTGGAGGAGTTTTGCTAAAGACCTGTGCAGAATGCATTACAGCCAACGCCTGTGCCGTAGCATCATGAGTTAGATTCTCGTCATTTTGCTCGCGATAAGGGGTATAGCTCATTGAAAAATCCGCTAGTGTTTCTCTAGCTGCGGAAGTTGCAGAGCATACATTAAGCACTGCAGCGGCATGCCCCTGTTGCATATGTTCGTGTTGT